AAGATTGGATACCAAATATGGGAGAAAAAAGTCCAAATTCTTGTAACTGTCTTCTTGTTCTTTCTTCTTAGTATTGCATACACCTTAAATTTCACAGTGCCATTTTATCAATCAACCATTATGCTAGAAGTAGCAGACAAAAATAGTGGTCGTGTAGACGAAAAGAGAATGGCTACCTATTGTGAAATTTTGAAAAGTGAAATCATGCTAGAAGAAACCATCCAGAATTTAGCATTAGACTTAGAAGTGCAAGAATTACAAAAAGATATTTCTGTAAAACAAGTGCCAGAATCCACTTTTCTTCAAATCACGGTAAACCAAGAAAATCCACAAGATGCAACTAGAATTGCCAATGAATTAGCAGAGGGATTTCAGAAAAAGGCACAAGAAACCTATCATATCCAACAAATTGCTATTCCAGAAGAAGCCACAATTCCAGAAAGAGCATACTATATGCTTCCTGTCCAAGACATTCTTCTTTTCTGCCTTGCAGGAATTGTCCTATCCATTGGCTATATGGGAATTAGCAGTATCGTAGAACAACGCAAAGAAATCGAACAAGCACAGAAAAAGAAAAGAGAAGAAATCAAACAAAAGAAAGAATTAGAAGAAGCAAAAGTAAAACTTTTGGGAAAAAAAGGAGAATTGACAGCAGTATTAAAAGAAATGGGAAAACTTTCTAAAGAAGAAAGACCTATAATTGGTGGATTAGCAAATAGGGTAAAAAAAGAAATAGAAGACCTAGAAAAACGAATAGATAAAATACACAAAACAACAGAAATGATATCAGACACAGTTCAAAATGGATACAAACATAGAGCAATTATATTTGGTGTAGATCTCACAAGAAAAAGAAAATTACATAATTACGAAAATAAACTACAATGTTTTTATGATAAATTATTTGAGCAACAAAATAAAATAGAAGATTACATAGAGTCAATACCAAAAAGTAAAACTAGACGAATTTTTAGGCATAGATATATAGATAATATGAATTGGAAACAAATACAAGTATGTATGAAATATAGACATGAAGACACAGCAAGAAAACAACACGATAAATTTTTAGAAGAAAATTTATAATTTTCCGTTTTTTCCGATTTCAACATGTTATAATAAGTACAAGTAAAATTGTCGCAGTTGGAGAGAAACCAACTCGGAAAGACCAAGCGACAAGGCAACATCTTTATTTAATTATACAATCCAAAGCTAGTTATAGATTTATTTTATAGCTAGTTTTTATTATATTTGCAAAATTAACATAAAAATGGTATAATGTTAACAGAAATTGAATAAATTTAATAAAAAGTGTTGATTTTTAATAATAACTCTAGTATAATATGTATACGAATTAAGAGAGAACAAAAGTTAATATTGTCTATATCTTCCTTAATTCAACAAATAGTTTAAGAAGTTTACTCATGTAAACAGAACAAAAAAATACTAGAGATTGCCGTCTCTAGTATTTTGCTATATGTATTACTCACAAAAACCTTTGAAGATTTTGTAAAGCAATGTTACCACATAGACTTTAACAAATAGCTTTATCCATTTACTCATGTCATCACCTCCTTTGTAGCACATACAAAACAGATAAAACAACAGAACAAAATTATTATACTACGAGTTAGAAAATTAATCAATAAAAACGACAAAAATTGTAATTGAGCTTATCAAACAAGATAGGCTCTTTTATTATGCCAATAACATGCTAGGCACTGTTATATAAATAATCCTTTTATCTTTTGTTTAAATTACCAAGAACTTTCCTAGTAGGTTCTTTTTATATTGCGAGTGGTAGGTATGGTATCTTAGTAGTCTCATAAGCTACTTAAAGTCAGTTCGATTCTGACACTCTGCAACCAAGAAAAAGAAGTACTTTACGCTAAGTGCGTAGATGAAAGCTTTTGCGGAGCTATGCTCACAGAGCGTGGCTCTATTTTTCTAATACAAGCAATATGTAAGACATAGTGCTTTATATAGTGTTTACACTCGCTACTCGAGGTGTAAGAACGAGGGTTTCTCAGCTGGCTAGGGAACTGGGCGAGTTTGGTTTATGCTCGTTGAATATAAACCAATTCATATAAGCGAGGGAAAGCTTATGAAGACTGAAACAATCTACGAAACATATACAAGACAAATATGTAGTAATTGCGAAAACAGAAAAGCAGATTTGTGTAATATAAGAAAAGGTATTAAAGGAACATTAAAATGTGTTTATTACAAGAAGGACAAGCAACAGGAAGGTTATAAAAAGTTTAAAGGCAGAACGGCGAATCAAGGAAAGCCAATTATGAAAAATATATTAAAATAAGAAGGAATTAGTATGCTAGAAGGAAAAGTATTAAAAGATTTTGCCGACAAAGAAAACAATCTAAAACTTTACAAGGCAAATGGCAAAACAAAATTTAAAGCAGAAGATAAAAGATACAAGGAATTAGAAGCAAAAGGATACGTAGAAGAAGGCAAAAAGGTAACAACCAAAAAAAGCAAGTAGGTGGATAGGAGATGGCTAAATATGATTGGAAGCAGTTAGAAAAAGAATATATATTAAGTGATTATAAATCAGTAAAAGCCTTTTTAAGATATAAGAACATCAAAACTACTGGGAATACTAACAAGCAGACTAAAGGTTGGTCAGAAAAAAAGGCAACAAAAGAGCAACAAAAGAGCAACAAAACAGTAGAAAAGGTAATAGAAAAGCAATCCGAAAAAGAAGCACAACAAATAGTAGATATAAAATCAATAGCAAATGATTTAGCACTTAATATAATAAAAGCAAATAGCCAGCTAGAAACCTATATGGTAAAAAAGAAAAAAAAGACCAAAACAGTAAAGTATGATTATAAATCAATGAAGCCAAAAGAGGAAAAAACAACAGAGAACGAAGAAATAGAAACAATGAACGGAATAGTAGACAAGCAAGGGCTTAAAATGTTAGCTTCAGCTTTAAAAGATTTGAATGAAATATTAATCGACAAAAAGGAAAACGATACCAATAATATAAATCAAAACATACAGAATATAGCATATTTAATAAATAACCCTAAAAAAACAAGGACAGAAGATGATTTGAATGAATAAATATAGTCCATTTGATGAAAAGCAAACAGAATATATAAGAAAATGTCAAGCATCATGGTTAAACGTAGCAGAAGGTGGAAAAAGAGGAGCAAAAAATGTAATAAATACACTAGCTTTTTGTATTGCATTAGAAAATCATCCAGATAAACTATTTTTGATAGGTGGTGTATCTATATCAAGCGCAAAGCTAAACATCATAGATTGTGATGGATACGGATTAAGTAATTATTTTGAGGGTAGATGTCACGAAGGAAAGTATAAAAACAAAGATTGTATATATATAAACACATCGTCAGGACAAAAAATCGTCTTAATTAGCGGTGGAGCAAAAGACGGAGACGAAAAATATATCAAAGGTAATACTTATGGAATGGCATATATTACAGAAGCAAATGAATGTCACAAGAAATTCTTAAACGAAGTTATGGACAGAACGTTATCGAGTAGTGACAGAAAAATATTTCATGATTTAAATCCTAAACCACCAGCTCATTGGTATTATACAGAATTTTTAAAATTTCACGAAAAGCAACAAAGCAAAATTAATGGATATGGATACAATTATGGACATTTTAACATATTTAATAATCTATCTGTTAGCAATGAAAAACTAAGAAAAATTTTGACAACATATAATAAAAATAGCATTTGGTATAAAAGAGACATATTAGGAAATAGAATTGCAAGTGCAGGGGTTTTATTTGGAGATATAGCAAATAATAAAGCAAGATATATGATAGACAAAGCAAGAGGAGGATTTATAACTACTGGAGTTGATTTTGGAAAGAATGGCTCTGCACATGCTTTTTGCTCACAGAGGATAGCTAGAAATTTTGACTATATAGATGTGTTAAAAAGCGATGAAGTTGACTGCTCTGAGAATGGAGAAAAAGTTACTGATGATTTAGGGGTAGGAGAGACATTAGCAAGACTTGAAAAAGGTTTTATAAAACATGTTAAATATGTAACAAAAAAATGGGGAAGCATTCAAGTCATATTTTGTGATAATGCTGAACCAGAACTGATGGAATTTTTAAGAAAAGCATTAATAAAAAATGGCTTATATATACCTATTATAGGTAGTATAAAAATCGAAATATCTAGCCGTATACACTTGTGGGGAGTTCTTCTAATGCAAGATAGAATAAGATTTGTAAAAAATGAGACAGAAGAAATAGTAAAGGGTTTACAAGAAGCTACACAAGACGAAGAAGCAGAAGATGACAGATATTTAGATGATGGAACTTCTGATATAGATATATTGGATGCAAATAATTATGGAATAGAAAAATGGTACAAGCAATTACTAAGAATGGGAGGATAAAATGCGAGTTATATTCGAGTTTTTAGAAAAGAGAGGGTATAATAACATTTCGCAAAGTTATTATTCGCATATAGATAAATGGATTAATATATGGCAAGGCAAAGCTGAATGGTTAAAAATTGAAACTGTTGATAACAACCCATATCCGATGTATTCGTTAGGGATGGCAAAAAGAGTATGTGAAGACTTGGCAAGCACAATAACAAGTGAGCCGTTTACAATAACTGCCAAAAAAGACAATATCCTCTTACAAGAAATCTTAACAAAAGCTAAAGTGCTAAAAAAATTGCCTACAGCAATTGAAATCATGGGATACAGCGGAACGGTAGGAACGGTTGCTAGAATAAAAAATGCCACTATCGTAAAAAAAGATGGCTTGCTTACTTTAGCTAAAACAGATAAAACAAGAATACAAACAATTGATGTTAAAGCCAATCAAATAATTCCACTTACAATAGAAGACGGAGAGGTTATTGATTGTGCGATTGTTAGCGAACAAAAAAGATTAATAAACAATAAAATAAAAGATGTTTATTATTTGGAATTGCACGAACTAAAAGAAAAAGGTTATCAAATAACAAATAAATTCTTTATAAAAGAAGATGGAACAGAGATAGAGACAGAGGGAGTAGTAAACACCTATAATACTCTATCAAATGTTTCATTGTTTAGTTTAGGAAGAATAAATAGAGTAAATCCAATATCTGACAACAATGGACTTGGAATAGCTTTGTTCGGAGATAGCATAGATCAATTAACAATATTAGATTTAGTTTATAACAATTTTGGAATGGATTTTAAATTAGGACAAAAGTTGTTGTTGATAAACAAGAAATTAACAAGGATAGAAACAGAAGAATACACAGATAAGGAAGGAAATATAAAAACTAGAGAACGTGTAGTTTATCCATCGGATATAAGAAAACAGCAATTCATGGAAGTTGGAAATGGAATACTAGATGATGGAAACGAAAAGCCGTACATATTTGAGTACAATCCAGATTTGAGAGTTGGAGACAATAAAGAAGGAGTACAATTTGCATTAGATAACTTATCATTTAAAGTAGGATTTGGTACACATTATTATTCTTTTGAAAATGGTAATATTAGGACTGCAACAGAAGCGATATTATCAAATAAAGACTTTGTAAACAATGGAAGAAAAAACAGAGAAGCTGTTAATGAATATTTAATCAGAATATGTAGGGCATTATTGTTATGCGAAAAAATGCTAGGAAATACTAAAATAGACGAAAATCAAAAAATAGAAATAGCTGATGTTGATGGTTTTTTAGAAGATGATAGTACCATAAGACAAAAGGCAAAAGAAGACGTATCAATGGGATTAATTAGCAAAAAAAGGTATTTGATGAAAGTATATGGAATGAGTGAAAAAGAAGCATTGGAAGAATTAAAATCTATAGACAAAGAGGATAAAATATCAAGTATAGATATTAAGGAGGAGTAATATGTTGTCTCCAGAATATCTTAATTTAATCGAATTTAACGATGTTGTGGAACTATACAATAAACTAAATATAGAGATAACAGCAGATATTATTAATAGAGTAGCACAAATGCAAGATATCACAGAAACTAGTAAAAAACAATTAGAAATATTAAAGCAAACTAACGGTACAGAAATATTTAACAAAGCATTGGAAGAAACCTCTATGTTAACGGCAGAAACTAAAAAAGCTTTAAGGTTATTGTTTGAAGATATGGCAAAAGAGGATATAGAGGGATATAAAGAATTGTATCAATATAAAAATAAACCTTTTAAGTTAAGTGAAACACAGTATAAGATTTTAAATGAAGGATTAAAAGCAACAAACAGGACATTAAAGAATTTTACAAGTATAATAGCGTTTCAAAGTCAACAAGCATATGTAAATACTATTGATAGTGCTTATATGAAAGTAGCAAGTGGTGCTTTTGATTATGCAACAGCAATTCATACAGCTTGCCAAAAATTAGCTGATAAGGGAATTACATTGAAAGATAAACTAGGAAGAAATGTGCAATTAGAGGTAGCTGTTAGAAGAAATGTTATGTCAGGAATACAGCATACAGCAAATAATATCAACAGAGACGTAGAAGAATATTTAGGTTGCAATGGATATGAGGTAACAGCACATTTGGGGGCTAGACCAACTCATGCCGAAGAACAAGGAAAGCAATTTGCAATAAGCAAAGAAAATGCTAGCAAGTATGGTGTAGGTCTATGGTCAGATGTGGCTGACTTATGGGAAGAATACAATTGTAGACATACATACTTTGGCATTATATTAGGAGTTTCAGAAGCAAAACATACAGACAAGGAATTGAAGGAATTTAAAGAAGCGACTGTAAAATGGAAAGGTAAGGAGCTTCCATATTACGAGGCAACACAAAAGCAAAGACAATTGGAAAACGCAATAAGAAAACAAAAGAGGACAGTTCAGACCTTAGAAAAAGCAAATTTGGATTCAAAAGCAGAAAAAAGTCAATTGGCAAAACTACAAAAGAAGTATAAAGACTTTTGCAAGGAGATAGGCTTAGAGAAGGATTATCAAAGATTGCAAATTACAAAAGCAATTAAATAGTTATTAACTTTTTAAAATATATACAAGAAGCTGACGAGCTTCTTTTTTATTGTCTTTTACTTGTTAGACATTAAAGAAATCAAGGCGTGGGAATTACTTTGTTACCCAAAATAAAAAATGGAGGTTTAAAAATTATGAAAGATGAAGAAACAAAACCAGTTACTCGGAACTGAAGGAAAAACTGAGGAGACAGTTACAAAACCTATTGAAGAAATCAAAAAAGAAGTTGAAGAAATCAAAAAAGAAGATGTAAAGACTTTTACACAAGAAGAAGTCAACGCAATATTAACAAAAGAAAAAAAGAAAATGCCATCAAAGGAAGAACTAAAAGCTTTTAAAGATTGGCAAGAAACGCAAAAAACAGCAGAACAAAAGCAAGAAGAGAAAGAAACAGAATATAAAAACACATTATCTAAAAACCAAGATTTAGAAAAAGAAAACCAAACACTAAAAGCAGGGGTTAATATAGAAGATTTAGATTATGTTATATTCAAGGTTTCAAAAATGGATGGCGAGTTTAATGAAAACTTAGAAAGCTTTTTGACAGACAATCCAAAATATACAGCTTCTAACAGCGAAAATGTAACTAAAACGATAGATTTAGGTGGAGAACATAAAGAAACAAATACACCAGATTTATCAAAAATGTCTTATGAAGAATATAAGGCATATAGAAAAAACAATAAATAAAGGAGAGATAAAGAATGGGAAACACAATATTAACACCAGATATAATTGCAAAAGAAGCATTAATGCAATTAGAAAGTAATTTAGTAATGGCAGGATTAGTCCACAGAGATTATTCAAAAGAATTTGTAAATGTAGGTGATACAATTACAATTAAAAAGCCTGCAAAATTCACAGCAAAGAACTTTTTAGGACAAGTTGAAGAACAAGAATTATCAGAAGGAAAAACGACGGTAAAAATGGACAGATATAGAGATATAACTGTACCAATTACTTCAAAAGAAATGACACTCGATATAAGTGATTTTTCTGAACAAGTAGTAAAACCAGCTATGTCTGCAATAGCAGAGGCAGTTGACGAAGATATTTTAGCAGTAGGTATTCAAAATGCTGGAAATAAAGTAGAAATTTCAAAAACACCAGAAATAAAAGATTTAGCTAACATAGGAAAAGCTTTTGACAAGAAAAAAGCTCCTAGAGACAATATGAGAAATCTAGTTTTAGGAGTAGACGCATTATATAAGTACAATACATTAACAGAATTTACAGATTTATCACAGAGTGGTTCAAGTGAAGCCTTGAGAGATGCAACAATTGGAAAAGCATTTACAATAAACACATATATGAGCCAAAATGTTCCAGCAAGTGTAGCTGAGACAGTAGGTACTGTTACAGCATTAAAAGTAACAGGTACAAAAGGAGAAAAACAATTTACAGCATCAAACGTAACACCTACAACAGGAAAACTTTCTGTAGGAGACAAAATTATAGTTAATGGTTATATTTATACAGTATCAGAATTGGCAACTGCTTCAAGTGGTTCTGCAACTGTGAAAGTAGACGAAAAAATAGTAGAAACTATATCTGAAGCTGTAGATGCAATGCCAGTCATTAAAGAACATTCACTAGGTTTCCACAGAAATGGATTAGCATTAGTAACTAGAGCTTTGGAATTACCAGCAGGAGCCTCTAAGGCTGCAATAGCTAGTGCAAATGGATTGGCTGTAAGAGTAGTTTATGGATATGACCAAGACACTAAAACAGATAAAATTTCATTTGACATAATCTATGGAGTAAAAGATTTGAACGATGACTTATTAGTAGATTTCGCATAAGAATAGGAGTGGATAATATGGTATATGCAGACTATAAATATTATAAAGACGAATATTTTGGAACATTACCAGAAGACTCTTTTAATTCACAGATTTTAAAAGCAAGTAGGGAAATTGATAGGAATGTCAATACTAGACTAACGCAGGATGTTATTGACAATTTGCAAGAAGAAGCACAAGAACAGTTGAGATATACTGCTTGTGCTTTAATTGATTTGATGGTTAAAAAGCAGGAGAGCGAAAACAAAAAATTAAGTTCTATCTCGATTGATGGGGTTAAAAAAAGCTTTAAAACAATATCGAATGAAGAATATTCAAAATCGAAGAAAGATATTTTAAGTTTTTTACCAGATGAGCTAACAAGATACTTGTAGGAGGGATATTATGTCAGATTTTCCAACAAGAAAAATAACAATTTACCATAAAAACGATAATAAGTGGGATAGATATGTTGTAGAAGCTAGTTATAGAAATAATTCTATATTAAATCACAATAGAAATGGTTTTAATTCAACTGACGATGTTGTTATAAGGATTTTTGATGCCAAAGAACATAACGTGTCTTGGTTTGTTCAAAAAGGCGATGTGATTGTAAATAAAGAAGTTGAAGATGAAATAGAAGGAAACACACCAATCACACAATTAAGTAATAAATATGGCAAAGATAATGTTCACAAAGTTAATTCTATGAATAATTTAACTTTTCAAGATGAAGATATAGAAGAATTAAATCATATAAAATTGGGGTGCGTGTAATGGCTTTCATAATAAAAACAAAATCTCTTCAAACTATTTACAAAAGTTTGGGATTAGAAGAAAAGGGAAAAGTTCAAGCTTTTCTTGACAAAACTACGGCTGAATATTTACAAAAATATGTTTCTCGAAAAAGTGGAGTTCAAGAAAAATCAATCCCAATCGCTTCAAAGTATGGTAATGGAAGAATAACAATAAATGTTCCTTATGCTCGCTTTCAAGCAGAAGGAAAAGCTATGGTAGGTATAAAAAGTCGTAGTGCTTGGGCAAAAAAAGGCGAAAGAAAGGTAGTTACAGGCAAAACACTAAAATATCATAGCGAAAAATTAAGAGGGGCACATCCTTTTGAGAGAATGAAGGCAGATAAAAGAGATATTATATTATATCAAACAGCAAAAGAAGCAAGGAGGATTTCAGGTGGATAAAATAATAAGCGAATGGTTATTACAATATGACAAAATAAAAGAAATAGCAGAAATGATACATACAGAGGAACTTCCAGATGAAGCAGAAACGCTTGCTTTACAGAGAAGCGGTGTAGAAGATTTGCCTTTGAAATATATTAATGATAAAGGCTGGTATAGACAATATCAATATGTATTGCTGTTAAAATCAAATAGTGAAAATGATTTACAAAGATTGGACAACCTTGATTGGTTGGACGACTTAAGTAACTGGATACATCAAAAGAATATTTCTAGAGATTATCCAAAATTAAAAAATATGAAAGTAAAACAAGTAAGCTGTGCTAATGCCGTAACTTATGAGACTAGCGAAGATGGTTCAATAAGTACGTATTATCTACAGCTTTATTTTAATGTAAAAGGAGGAAATTAAAAAAATGGAAGGTACTTTAAAAGATATAATGGAATATGACGAAGCACATTATTTCAAGATTAAAGAGGAAATTGTACTTGGTGGTGTCATTACAGAGATGACAGAAAACTCAAATCCAACAGAAAGCGAGAAACAATATATACATCAAAAGTCAAAAGTTGTAAAAAATACAGGTTTTTCAAACGAATTTCCAATCACAATGGATATGGTAAAAGGAGATAAGGTGTTTGACTATATGTATGATTTATTTTACAGAAGAAAGGTTGGCTCTGATTTAGATATAGAACATTATATTGTAAATCTATGGGAGCCAGTCGTAGAGCAAAACGATACATATAAAGCAAGAAAAATAGTTCAAACATGTTCTATTACTGAATGTAATGGTGCTGCCGGAGAACAAAAACAAATTACAGGTTCGCTAAAAGGTGGAGATTTTGTTTACGGTACATTTAATACAAAAACAAAAACATTTACAGAAGAAGCATAAATATTAGGTGAATATTAAATATAATCATATTAGAAAGGATAAAAAAATGGAAGAGAATAAAAGATTAAAATTCGGTTATGAGGATACAGATAAGAGTATAGAAATTGATTTGTATGGAATAGTATTTAAGATTGAGAATTTGGATAGTTTAGAAGAGTTAGAGAATTTAGATAAAGAAGATAGTAATGTAATAGAAGCACAATTGGAAAAGATTTTAGGAGAAGGTTCTATTGAAAAAATAAATGATAAAAGAGCTAGTGATGGATATAAGAAACTGGATTTAAATATCGAATTAAATATATTAGGTTGCATATTTGAGACATATGCCAAATCAACAGCAAATAATGTATTAGGAAGAGTTGTAAAAGCGGTTGGAAATATAAATAATGATATGAAAGCAAAAAATATAATAAATAACTCAAACAGAGAACAAAGAAGAAATTATAACAGAAATCAATATAGAGGAAGAAGAAACTATAGGAGATATTAATATGATTATGTTTAATAAGCTACCTCATTTTGTTATTTTACAAGGGAAAAAATATAGAATAAATGTAGACTTTAGAAACATGATATCTTTTGAAAATAAAGTAGAAGATAAAACTATTGATAAAGCAAAAAAAATAGAGCATGGATTAAGATGTTTTTATTTTGATTTTTTTTATTTAGAAGATTATCTGAAATTATTACATAATCCACAAGTATATCAAGAAGCATGTGATAAATTAATATGGTTTTATAAGTGCGGTAGAGACAATTATCACAAAACGACTGGAAAAGGAAAAGGGCAAAACAAACAAATTTATAGCTATAAATTTGACGATGAATACATATACGGAGCTTTTTATGAGCAATATGGAATAGATTTAGCTTATGACAAAGTACA